GCTCAAGCGCCAATAAGCTACTGCGTCTGCCCCATATCGCCACCAAGATCGACAGCCTCAAGGCAGACACAGCCAGCGCCACAAGCTGGGACCGTGCTAGGTTTGTGGGCACACTCTGGCAGCGTAGCCAGGCAGCAAGCCAGGCTGGCCAGCACAGCGCCAGCATACGAGCGCTGGAGCTTATTGGCCGAGCCTGTGGGCTACTCGTGGACCGTGTGGAGCACAGCGGGAGTGTAGGCGTGGAGCACTATGCCAGGCTCACGATGGATCAACTTGAAGCACTCGCCAGGCACAGCGACAGCCTACCCACCATGGCCGAGCCTGGCCAGGCACAGCCAGCGCTACAGCCTGGCCGAATTATCGAGCCTGGCCGAGCCTAGAGCACCCCCCTGGAGCGTTCAAGTTGAAGCTTACCGGCCTACCCCCGGATCCCGGCTGGTACCATAGGCCGGGGGGATTCCTCGGGATGGGGGGAAGCTCAGCGCCAGAAACCCCAAATTATTTTCACTAGGCTCAAGATAGGCACAAAATGACCACTCCCACAACACAGGAGATTCAACAAGCGGGCACCCTGGCCAGATTCGAGATGGCAAGGCGCAGCTTCCAGAAATTTTTGCCCTACATCCAGATCATCGAGCCTGGCACGGGTATGGTGCCCCTCGACGTATGGCCCCATCTCGACAACGCCATCACGACCATGGCCGACAGCCGCATGGTCATCTGGGCCAAATCCCGCCAGATCGGCATCACCACCATCCTCTCGGCCTACGTCCTGCATCACGCTTCCTACACGCCCAACGCCCTTGCCCTGGTCTTCTCCAAGGGTGAGCGGGACGCCTGGGAGTTCCTCGCCAAGTCCCGTGCCACCTACGAATCGCTCCCTCCCGAGCTCCAGAAGCCCCTGGCCCAGCCCGACAACCGGGAACAGATGACCTTCGCCTCGGGCTCCCGCATCATCACCATGCCCTCCACCGAAGCCGCCGGACGGGGACTCAACCCCACCCTGGTAGTCATCGACGAGGCCGACTTTCACGAATATCTGGACGCCTGCTACAACTCCGTCAAGCCTGGCCTGGACGACAACGACGGCCAGCTCATAATGACCTCCACCGTCAACCCGTACCACATGGCGTCCCTATTCCAGCAGCTCTACCAGAACTCGCCGGTCAACGGCTTCCATCGCCTGTTCTTCGGCTGGCGCTCCCGGCCCAACAGGGACCAGGAGTGGTACGACGAGCGCAAGGCCCAGTACCCCGACCAGGCCCTGTTCCAGAAGGAGCACCCCGAGACGGAGGAGGAGGCCTTTGCCCCCGCCCGTGCCCTGGCGGCCTTCGATCTGGACACACTCACGCTCATGCGCCAGGACACCCGTGAGCCCGTGGAGCGCACGACCCTGGGCAACGGCGTACAGGCCAACATCTACCAGCCCTTCCAACCCGGCAAGCGCTACGCCGCTGGCACGGACACTTCCCACGGCACCGGCAAGGACTTCGCCGTCACGGTCATACTGGATGCCGTCACAGGCTACATAGCCGCCGACATCTGCTCCCAGGTCCTCAACCCCACCGAGCTTGCCGTGGCCTCCGTGGACCTGCTCAACCGCTACGACGCCCCTATATGGGCCATCGAGGACAACGACTGGGGTATCCTGACCATCACCATGGCCCAGGAGCTCCGCTATCGACGCCTATATCACCGGGACGCCGACCATCCAGGCTGGCACACCTACGACACCGCCGGGATGTCCGGGGGCTCCCGCTACATCCTATGGGGAGACCTCATAGAGGCCATCCACTCCCGGTCCATCACCATTCCTAATATGGAAGGACTTTCCCAGTTCTTCAACGTGATCCGTAATCCGGAAAAGCGGGGCCGCATCGAGGCCCAGCAGGGAGCGCATGACGACTATCCCATGGCCGTGGGCATAGCCTGGCAGATGCGCCAGTTCGCCCGACCCTCAGCCTCAGAACGGGGCCGACGCCGTGATCCCACACAGCGCCGACGCCGTAGCTGGTCCCGTTGGAGTTAAGAGATGCCTTTTAAAGGATTCGAAGACGAGCCCGACGCCAATTCCATAGATATGTACCGCTCCCATCTCAAGGAGGTGTGGACCGCCGCCCACCGCAAGTGGGAGCAGTACGACTCGTACTACTTCCGCACCTATTCCGTATGGGACGGCTCCGAGTCACACAACCGCCCAGGCTGGCTCAAACCGGCCCGCCCCACATCCGTAGTGGACAGCGCCGTGGACCACCAACTGGCCTCCGAGCCCACACCCCACCGCTTTCCCGTGCGCCAGTCCGAGGAGTCCCGCTCCAACGCAGACCGTGTGGAGGAGGGCATCAAGGCCATACTGGACGAAGCCGCCCTGCTCGAACCGGCCCTTACATGGAAGCAGGAGGGTAAGAACCTCGTCCACCTGGGCTACGCCGTCCACGAGCTGGGCCTGGACTCAAACGTGCTCCAGCGCCGTGCCGACGAGCCCTCCCGCAACGGGGACTCCGAGGAGGACTTCCGGGCCAACATGCGCCTGTTCGAGCACTACCGGAAGACGGCCATGCCCTTCCGCACTCGTGCTCCCCACCCGGCCCGCATCCTACTGGACCCCTGGGAGAAGCGCCCCCGCATAGCCATACGCCATGCCCGCCGCTTCTCGCAAGACCTCTATGAGCTCACCCTGGCCCGCCAGAAGCGTGGACGCCCCGTGGACCTGTGGGAGGTACGCAACAACCGGCCCTTCGAGCTCATACTCGTAGATGAGTACTGGACCGAGTGCTGGCATGCCATGGCCGTCTCAGGCCACGTTGCCAGCACTGGCCGTGAGTATCACACCAACAAGCGCCTCCTGTTCACCGAGAAGAACACCTGGGGCTTCGTACCCTACTCCCACGCCTACGCAGGCTTCGGGCAGGAACCCACCAACTCTGATCGCATCGACCCGGCCAACCTGGCCATCGGCATACTGGACTCGGTCATAGGTGACATCCGTGCCCAGGCCCAGGCCGTCTCCGGACGCCACAACGCCCTCATGGACGCCACCTTCAACCCCATCGGCACCAACATGGGGGCCGAAGAGCTCCGTGACCAGCTCGACCAGGGCGACATACTGGAGGTCCCTGACCGGAGCTCCGTCTGGCGCATGGAGATACCCCAACTACCCCGCTGGATGTTCCAGACAGAGGAATGGCTGGCCCGTGACATCGAGGAAGGCACCTTCTCCAGGGCCCTATCAGGCGTCCGGGAACAGGGCGTCTCCACCGTGGGCCAACAGGCCATCCTCTCCACAGCGGCAGGCCGCAAGTTCGTGGGAGTCTCCCGCCAACTTGAACACCTCGCCACCGTGGCGGCATCCCAGATACTGCAACTCACCGACCTGCTCGACCTGGACCTCACCGTCCGGGGCAAGACGCTCCGTCCTTCCTATGTAGAGTCCGACTACACGATCCACGTCTCCTTCGACCTGGTAGACCCCGTCCTACAGCTCCAGCAGCGCCAACTCGGTATGCAGGAAGTAGCCGCCGGTCTCAAGTCTGCCGAGACCTACTGGTCATCGGACGCCCATCTGGAGGACGCCACCGGGGAGCGCAAGCGCCTGCTCATGGACTGGGTACGCAAGAACCCCCTCGTCCATCAGGCCATGGCGATGGAGGTGGCCCGAGAAGAGGGTATCGAAGCCCTGGTAGAACGTGCCATAGGCATGGCCCAGGGAGGCGGTGGCGGTGGCCCCATGGGAGGCGGCGGTGGCTCCATGCTAGGCCCGGATGGTATGCCCCTCGACCAGTCCATGGGACAGACGGGAGGGGCCCCGGCAGCGGAAGGCCAACTACGCCAGGGACTGACACCCAACACGGCCTCCCCTGGCCGCACAGGAGCTAACCTTGCCTAACAAGAACGAGTTCACCGAGGCCGTCCTGTCCATGAAGGACGAGCTTGACGACATGCGTAAGAAGGCCGACAAGTCCCGACCCATACCATTCATGCAGCGCCGTGTCCGTGACCGGGCCAGCGCAGCGTCCCAGTTCCAGCAGCTCAGTCCCCAGGAGAAGCAGGCCTTCATCCAGGAGAACGGGCTTGAGGCTACATTGAAACTTCTAAGAGGCACGGCAGAGGGGGCATAATGGACCCACATCCACTGACTAAAAGACATCCGAATACTCCGGAAGGCGAGGCCGCTGCCAAGTCAGAGGCTAAACGAGCGTTTGCGCTTCCTCAGTACAAAGGCAAGGTAGACCCCGACGATTTTGACGTGCTCTGGAATGACACCGAAGGGCGGTGGTTCTTGCACTTCACAGACCTCGCTCCTGGGGCTCCTGGTACGATAAACATCCAGCAACAACAGGTCAGGGATGCGTTCTCTGGCGACATGTACACCGGCTTCTTCCAGATAGGCGCAGACGGTAAGCCCAAGCTGGTTGGCTTCAGAGCCTCCGAGAAGAACATCCAGGGCCTCGACCCCACCCAGCTCCTTGAGATCAGAGCACAGAACGTGGTGGGCAATCAGATCGTCTATGAGCTCATGGATGGCACCAAGATACGCCAGAACATCGAGAAGCCCGACAAGGTCATCTCAGGTGCCGATATCCGTGAGCTCCGCACTACCATGCTCAACGACGGCAGCAGCCTACAGTGGTATGCCGTAGGCGACGAGGTCAAGAACTTCCATATCCCGGCAGACGTGGACCTCACCAAGGTGAAGTTTTCCCACGCCGAGCGCCTGGGTAAGCAAGGAGAGCCTGGCTACAACGAGCTTGTAGCGGTCATGACGGACGGCTCCAAGTTCCGCTTCTCGGCTGACACCGAGGTCATGGACCCTACCACCATAGCCATAGCCAATGAGATAGAGCTCGATGACCGCACCGTGGTCATCCTCAACGACGGCACCAAGGTCCAGATACCCCATGACGAGGACCTGCCCACCGCCGAGATTCTCCAGGACGAGCAAACAGGCGAGTGGTACGTCAAACAACCCAAGGGCAACCTGACCTTCTTCGAGCCCTACCGTGAGGGTAAACTGACCACACTCCCAAACGGAGAGATCGCCGTCATCCAGCCCGATGGCAGACTAGCGCCCTGGCCTACCAAGGTCAAATCAGGCACGTTCCGGGACCCCAACACGGGGCGCTGGTTCGAGCAGCAGACCACAGGCGCAATCCGGGAGATGGACCCCCGCACCCAACCTGGCGTCGTACAGATGGGGGGGCGTGAGTTCCTCCAGCAAGGAGATACCACCCTAGAGGAGCTCGACCCTCGTTTCCAGCCTGGCGTCATCAGCCGTGATGGCGTACAGCTCATCCAACAGCTAAGTGGTCAGGTCTCACAGACCCGTGCCGCCAACCTGGACGAGGTCATAGCCCAGGCACTTATCGACGGCGACTTCGACAAGGCCTTCGCCTTCCAGGACTTCAAGACCCGCCCCACTGCCCTGGAGGCATTCCAGGCCGCTGTGGCCTTTGCCCGGTCCCCCGCAGACCAGCAACTCATATCCTCACTGGCCCGTGGTGAGACCACCGTCGAGCCCCCGCCCCCAGGCACCATCCGCAGGGTGGGCCCACAACCCGACTTCCTTGTGCAGGAGTACAACACCTTCCAGCAGCGCCTGCGGGCTGGGCGTCCACCTTCGGCAGCGGAGCAGCAGCAGTTCATGACACGCTTCCAGGAGGGCCGCACCCCCCTCACGGACCAACATGAAGCAACCATCAGCCAACAACAACAGCAGCTCCAGCAGGCCCAGCAACAGGCCCAACAGCAGAAAGCCGACTTCGACCTGCGTATGGCCAAGCTAGAGACCGCCAACCAGAAGCAGGCGCAGAGCTTCCAGAAGCAGATCGAG